GGCCTCTAACAGGAACACTTAAAGGACCAGTAGGCATCCAATAATATTCACGGAAATTAGCAAACTTGTCCCAATCAATGTGAGGGTTCCAAGGATACGAAATTTGATTGTTTAACTTGCTATGGTTTTCTGTATTAGCACCAAAACTTGTAAGTTGATTAATATAATCGTTATAATCTTTATAAAAAGTTACATTGTCTAAATCATCTTTAATTACAACAGCAGGTTCTAGTTGATATGCTGATCTATCTTTAGATACATCGCCTACATAATTGTCGCCATCTCTATAGGCTTTGGCAATAGTTCTACCAAAATAACTATTAATTTTTTCAGCAACACCCGGCTGTACTAATTGATCAAGTGTAGACTGTAAAAATTTTTTATTTGCTTCTGTTCTAAAGAAACGAGGTAACAAATCTGAAGAAGCTCTTTTATTATTACCTGGAATTGGTAGAGCCGATTCTGTTTGATTATACTGATCCATTAGTAACTATTTCCTTCACTTGCAGAGCTTTGAATTCCGCTTATGCTACTTGAAACACTTGTAATTACAGTCCCGCTTGACTGTAAATTAGTTGCTGTGATTTCGTCAACAATTTCAACGTCTGCTACCGTTGCAGCGTTGATGAATATTTCATCAGATTCTGATTTTATTTCAAACAAACTACCAAATGATTGGCTTGCTTGTTTTGGTACAATAACTATACTAACTAGTTCTGGAGACAAGTTATTCATTACAAATGCACTAAGTTCTTGGAAATAAAATGTATCTCCAAAATTCCAATATTCTATACTGAAGAACGTGTTAATTGCATCAATAACATTTGCTTTTAATTCGTTATTGTTGATAGTAAGTCCTGGGTTTTTTACTATCTTGAATGTAACCTGTAGATCTTCTCTTGCTTTATTTCCGAACAACATTTTATACTTAACCGGATGGTAAATTACTTCATCACTAATTGATTTGATTTTCGCAATATCACTTCCATAGCTTCTAAATAATTCATCACTGCTAGGAGGTAGCGGTTTTGTAGCTCTTGCACCACTTAAATATTTTCTATATTCTGTATCATAATTTTTAGTTAATAGGTAAACATCAATAATATTTGAAGAACCGGGGTCTATTCTATAGTTACTATCTGCAACATGAACATAATGGAATTTCAAACCGCTACGACCAACAAATGCTTTATATTCACTTGTAATGTCTATACTATTATTAACTTTATCTATTTGCTTAAACACACCTTCGTCGACTAGATAGAATATTTGATTAGGATCATCATATGATGTCCATGAGCCTATTGCCGAAGTATTTTGTTTTATAAGAATAGTTCCGTCTGAGTTATCGTAATATTTGTAATCTTCAACACCGTCTGAAGTAGTATAACGCTTTTGGAAGATTAATTTGTAACCATTATTTGTGTTAGCAACCGCAGGATCTACAATATCATTAAACAAGTCAGGATTATCAATTACACCGTCGTCGTCAGTGTCAAAGAACTTAACTTGTATCTTTCTACTATCAACATAACCATCTGCATCTCTATATGCATCTGTAATAGACCATTTATAGTCTTGAGTAAATGGTTCAAGACTGTCTGGTTTTCTATTAATATTTAAAACTTCAATCTTATCTTTAACTAATTGTCCAGTTTTAGGATTATAAATTTTATCTGCACTATCAAAGAAGAATTTTAATTCGTCTTTACTTTCAAATACATATCTTAAACCCCTATAAGTTATAGTATATGTGGCACCATTTGTTTTAAAATATAATAACCAGCTAGAATCTAAATTTTGTCCGCTGGCGTCTCCTGCTTTACCAAGACTAAAATCATTATTAGTATTAATGTTTTCTGCTATAATAAGTTTCCACTGACGATCATTCCTATCATAACGAAGTGCATAATCTTTGTATGCAAATGTTCTGTCGATTACTTGTGATTTGATATCATCTATTAGTACTCTAGATAATTTTGGAATTATTTCAACTATTTGTACTCCAGGTGGAATATAATCATTAAAGACAACCGGACCCGATCCATTATTTTCTAATGTTGTGCCGTCGCTATAAATGCTTATAACTTTTGACCATTTATATGTGCTAATTCCTATTTGAGTTGCATCTGTAGTTAACGTTCCATCTTCTTTAAAATATTGTTGGGCTCCGGTAACATCTAACGGAGCTGAAAATTTGCAAAGAGATCCAGGTTCTACAAATCTTAAACTATTTGCAGTAAACGTTCCTAATTTAAATTTTATTCCTTCATTATCAAAATATCCGGTAGAACGATTAGTACCGCTAGTTGTAAGATTCCAATTAGCATTTAAATCTTCTACAAAGACATTGTTATATTTTGAAATATAATAGTTTGTAGTATCTGTATTAGCAAGTAAAGGTTCGATTATATTATAAATCGCACCTTCAATATCACTTTGTGTTACAAAACTAAAACTTGTTTTGTTTGTATATTCTTCTCTGTACAACACACCGTCATCGGCAAACAAACTAGTATTAGAATACTTTCCACTAGGGTCTTTAAGATCATAATATCTGCTAATTCCACTTGCAATTCTGTTTACACTTTTAGTTTTAATAATATCTTGACTAATTCCTAAAGGACCAATATTATAGTCTTCAGCTGTAATTAATCTGTTTTGTGTATAATAAGTTGCAGGAGCATTTTGTTTGATATCTATGTCAGATTCAGTAGTTGTTCCGTTGCTAACTGTTTCTTTTAAACTTAGTCCTAATGTTAATGTTTCAACTGTTCCATTTTTACTTTGATATGGTATTTCAATAGAAATGTTAGTTAATGCACTTGGGTTAATAACAATATTTCTGTTTGCACTAGTTCTATAGTAAACCTTAAAATTACCGCTTGGTAGGTTACCAAATATACCATCACTGAATACAAGATTAATTCTATCTTCAATTCTAGATGTTACAGCATAAACATTTCTTACACCTTTAAACAAACTATTATAGATAATGTTATTACCTTCAACTGCTTCTAGTTTATTCCAAAGTGCATTTTCAAAACCATTTGAATCTACACTATACAGCCAAACATCTGAATTGTTAATGTTTATTGAATCAATTGCTACTGTTTGATTAGGTGTAGGGTTGCTTATACCAAATGTTCCTGTGTCTAACCTTCCTTGACGGAATTGCATAAAAAATCCACTATTGTTAGAACCAGCACCTTGACCGTTGTCTCTATAAAGTATAGTTGGATTGTTGCCAGGCAATGGAGGCTCTTCAACAATTGATCCGTTTTCGATATTAGAAGTAACTATTTCAAATCGTGTGCTTGTTCCTTCAACGTTTTTAGTAAATGGAAATATAGGAACATCTGTATTAGTTCCATTTACTCGATATACTTCTGTTGATACACCTGAAATATTTTCAGATTTTAATGGACGCCCAAAAGTTCCATTAACAGGAAGTGCAGCATTCATTATTTTAATAAACTGTTCTAAATAATTTGAATTAGACCTATCATTCCATAATACTGTTAAGCCTGCTAAATTTAAGCCGGTACTGTCAACTACAGTTTCAGTAGTTTTAATTGTATCTACTTTTAATAATCCGTTTGCTGCTTGGTTACGTGTTACATTATAAGACAACAAACGTGCAAGACGTAGTATACTTTCGCGACGTTCTGCTGTTTCAAGGAAGTTTTCACGAGCATTTAGATCAACACGGAATGATAAGTTTTGCCCGAGGAAAGCAATCATATCAATTAGCGCAAGATATTCACTCGATTCAATATAATCGTTAAAATCTTCTGGATAATTTTGACGCAGATAGTTAATCATTGTTCTGCGTAGGTTGTCAAAATCGTAACTCTGGAAGTCAGCGTTACGGAAAGATTGGTATATTGTTTTCCAATCTTCAGTTGCTAAAAGCCTTGATTGTCTGTCGGTTGAAGACATGTTCCGTTTCCTCGTTTATATTAGATATTTATCTGATATGATAAAGTGCTAACTTTATTATTTAAGGCCAGCAGCCTGATCAAAACGGAATAAAAGTTGTTCTGAAATATTGTATGGCAAATATGAAATAGTACAGTCTACAGTTATTCCTGACTCGTAAGTATCTACTAAAATCTGTTCTACATTTACCCTTGGATCATAGTTTACAATATCAGTAACATTTTTAATTATAGCATCCCTAATATTATTTGTAAACGGTTCAAATAGAAGATCCCAAATAATACATCCGAAAGTAGGATCACTTAATTTTTCGCCTTGGCGTATATGAAAATGATTAATAATGTCTTGTTTAATTAATTCAAAGTCATAAAGTGCAAAACCTTCACTATTTTCATTTATGCTAGAAAATCCTCTGTATGCACGACCATTTGTTGCTTGTTGAGGGCCATTTGATACAGTTACTCGTTTATAAAGATTTTTTTCTAATGTGCTCATATTGTATTTACCCTATTACTGTGGGCCGCCGCCGTCGCCTGCAACGTCTTCAGTTTTAATTTCGCCTTGTTCCGGTATAATTTCTTCTGGTAATAACGGTATTTGTCCATTCTTAAGTCCAGGCACTGTACCGTTTTCATTTGTTGCTTTACTAAAATGCATAGCATCGTCTAGTGAACGCCAATCTCCGCCCCAACCTAGACCATACTTTTTACACAATGCACGTACTGCTTCAACTGGCATGTCTGTTATAGGTGCATTTGGTGGACGCGGTTTAAAGAATCCGTTTGGTCTACCATTCATTACATTGTCAGGCCAGTTAATATCAATGGCGCCGCCTGATGCATGTACAGACCAGCTTGTGCCACTAACTGTTCTACGTTTACTGTAGCCGCCAAGTTTCTTAATTTCGTAACCAGTTGCTTCAAGTTCGTTAATAAAGTTTTGGAAATCATCAGCAAATACTGCTGCAACCTGTGTGCTTTTTCCAGAAGCAGATGTAATAGTAGACAATGGTCCGTCTGATCCGTCTGGTGCAAATGTTGCTGTTGTTTCTGCTTGGCGTCCTGGAGGAGCTCCAGTAATTCTAGGACCAGTAGTTGTAACACTTGATTGATCGTCTTGGGCTCTAATACCGTCTCCAGTTGTACCTGTAAACGAACCAGCAGTATACGCACTACTTTGAACAAGATTACTAGTTGCAATACCATCTAAGTTTTTACGGAACGAGTCAACTGTTAGTACACGGTCATTGAGTGGTAACACACCGGGTTCTTCTCTATCAGTTTCTTCAGGTTTAAATCCATAAGGGTTAACATTTTCATGATGTGGCCAAGGTTCGTGTTGCGGAGCTCGTGTTAATATACTTTCAAATTCAACCGCAGTATGGGCGCCTGGTAAAATGTAAGGCAATGTAATCATTCTCAACGGTTCAACAGGCGTTGCAGGTTCTGCAGGAGTAGCATTATTTGATCTTAATGCAGCAAGCGGATCAACAGGATCACCACCTTCTACTGCTGCTGCACTGTTTCCGCTATTCCAGTGAATATCGGCAGCGTCACCTGTTATTCTTGTTCCGCCTTGCATATTTACTGTGCCAGCAGCATTATGAAATGTATCTGCGCCAGCAATAATGTGATGGTTAGCTGTTGCTTCATGATGTATATCTTCTGCAGATATTACAACATATTCGTCTGTAGATTGATGTCTAATATTTGCTTCAGAAATTAGATGAACTTCGCCAGTAATCTTCGTATGACTATAACCGTCGATAGTAGTTTCAATATTTCCTTCAACATAAGAATGACTATTTCCACCGCCTTCGACTCGTGTTTGCATACCGGTATTTGTTGCAAAATGTATTCCGGCGGCAATATCATAAATGTTAGAATCAGAACGTCTATAAAAACTATTACCCGACGTATGATGTGTTGCTTTATCTGACGATTGGTAAATGTTATTACCAGTGTTCAAATGATAATCTCTATCAATTGTAGTTCTCATATCTTTATTAACAACAGTATGACTATAATCTTTTACAGTTAGATGATAATCTTTGCCAACATGCATATGAGTATTAAATGCACTTTCAATTGTTACTCTACCAGATTCTTTGCCATTGTCTGTTTCTTTTTTATCTGAGTAACGTGCAGTAGCTTTCATGTTAATATTACGGCCAGCATCAAGATTAATATCTCTACTAGCAGACAAATTAAGATCATTATCTGAAAATATACTTACACTATCTCTAGCATATATGTCAATTTTTCCATCGCTGGTCATTTCTAACCAAGCAGTACCACGAGAATTTCCAATATAAATTAAATCTTCTGAATTATGAAGTAAAATTTGATGACCTGTTCTAGTACGAATACGTGTCAATTCATTCTGTGGAATAGTTTCATCGCCGCCGGTTTCTCCGCCTTCCCTGTTAATGTAAATAGGAGGGCCGTCAGCAGCATGAGTATTTCTAATAAATTTGTCGTCACCGTCGTCCATAACAAAACTAGAACCACCTAGTCTATTAAACGGAACATTAGCAGAACCTGTACTAGTACCATATTTTGCTTTTGGATTGCCGTCACGCTTATCTAAAGGGCCTGGCGTTGAAATACCAAATACCATTGAAGGTGTTTCTCGTCTAGCACTAGTAGTTGTAAGACCTCGAGCTTCGTCAAGTACTAGACCTTGTACTTCTAGTATTTCTGTAAAGTCTTTGTTGTAGGGTTTTTCAAATAATGTAGGATCTATTTTAGATCCTGTTTCTATTAACTTATTATATTCACCAACTGGTAATTTTGTACCTTTTAAGTTGTCTGGTGTGCCGAGTGTAGTATTTTCTGTAACAGCACGACCATCTGGTAACATAAAGTTCATGCCGACATCTTGGATACAGCCTATCCAATAACCATATGCTGCACTGCCTTCTGCAAATACTACAAGTACTCTTGTTCCAACATCTGGAGGAATTGCCCACATGCCGTAACTTTTCTGTGTAAATTCGTATCCATCATTTGGTGTTAATCCTTTACTAGGTGTAACACCGTAAAAAGGGCTTAGGTATCTAACATTAACAAGTTGACCGCTACGTTCAGGTGTGCCTGAAGCACCGTCGTACTTCAATATTTCAACTTCTAACGTACCCATATACAATGGGTCAAGATGACTTACAATGATTGCCTCATAAGGACCTCTGTCTCTTATTTTAGAATCTTTTACCCTTGTTCTTGTATATTGGTTTGCTTTTGCCATCTACATTCCTATTTTAATTAATTATTAGCAAACGTAATTACAGGCACTACTGTTTGATAATTTTCTACGTAATCTTTACCTTTTAAATCTATACCTTCTTGTTTTGCAGTTTGTTTAAGACTGTCAATAGAAGTTAAATTTGTTTTAATCTTATTAACTTGTTGGGTATATTCAACTTTGCCTTTTACTCTAGTACTAATAGAATGTATAGTAAGCCCGTATGGAGATCCCATGTCTATTTTATTTTCTATATTTTGTTTTGCAGAGCTGTTTGTAAATAGTTCTCTTTCTGCTTGTGCAAGCTCACTACTTCCAGGATTAGAAATTTTAAGTTCTTCAACTCTGTTGTACAATACAACTCCCTCGTTAGTTAATACTACTAAACGATTTTCTAGTTCTTGTTTATAAACTTCCGGTTCAGATGCAGCTATTTTGCTTATATCCGTTGTTGCATCTTTAACATTAGCTTTGTATCCTTCAAGACTAGCTTGTAAAGTTTGTGTTCTATTACGCTTTTCTTCGTTAATTTCATCTCTGTTAGCAGATGATTGCGGTTGTGTGCTCAATCCAGGAGTAGTAGGCGAAGGTGCAGATATTGTAGCTGGAGGTTTTAAACTTCCTAGTCCTGATTTTCCTAGTCCTGTTGGGATACCGTTTGCATCTGTGCCAAGAGGATTTGGTATTTTCTTAATAGGTGACAATTTTCCTGACAAATCGTCTGGTTTGGCTCCGCTTGAGCCGCCTCCGCCTCCGCCTCC